AGAAATCTTATTAGCTAAGCTGTCATCATTATAACTTACTTGTACATTTTCATTCATTTCTTATTTCCTTTTAGTAGGCTACGCCACCATATTTTGAATTAAAAGCAACCACATTTGTGCGTTTACCCCATGTCCGATTAGATATAGGAGATTTACAAATTTCAATACAAGAAGCTAATGCATCTTTAATGTCATCGTGTTCTGGATTATTCATCATTAGTTCTTCTTCTAATGTTTGACAATTACCACCTTTATAATGCCATATTTGATTATTACTATATCTAGGTTCTAGAATAGTAGCAATACGTTCAGCTTTACGCATATTCTTAGGTGGATTATATTCATCAATTGTAAATACAATATTTTGACTACGCATGTAATCTTTAAATTGTCCCACAATAAGACGCTGTGCAGCAACAACTTCACACCGCATCTTTTTAAATTTCCACTTACGATATATTAATTCAGCCTTATCATACATTGTAGATATTTTATTTGTTTTAAATCTATCAATATCTAAAACATAAAAATTATTATCTTCATCTACTCCAACTACCATAATAACAGTGTAATCAGAGTTTACTCCAATAGAATAAGCAAAGTCCATAGCAGCATATATGTGGAGCAGTTTGTCTCCAAAATACCACGCCCCACTAAAGTTCTCAATCTTATCACGTTCATAATAGTTGAATCTACTACGATCAATGAGTTGTGTTTCTACAGCATTTGGATTATTATAATACTGTGCATAAAACTGTGTTACATCTAAGTATTTAGCTTTTTTACGAGCAAGTTCTCTAGCATCAAAACCAAATACTTTACCATCTGTTCTACGTTGTTTAGGCCAAAGGAACTCTCCTCCAGTTTCTACAACACGCTCAAACACCTCATACACTTCATTTTCAATTTCTGTTTCATCATCATCAGACATATATGTTTCAGTCATTTCCATCATGTCTTTGTATAAATCTCCAGGATGGTAACGAGTACCTACAGCCCATTCTTTAGCACCTGTGGATTCAATAGAAGATAGTTGTGAGTAGAACGATCTAACTTGATCTCTACCAAGCTGTGTGTAGGCATTATCAGGCACTACAACGTCATCTAGGATGGCTACATTACAATGTAATCCTGTAACGTTAGCTGTAATACCTGCTGCTTTAATTGTAGCATCACGAATACCTTCTGCCCTACGTTTAGGGTGGTCAACAGAAATTTCATCCATAGACCAACGCTCTCGTTTACCTTCCATATCATTAATCATTTCAGGCCAATAAAAACGATATATGTCTGACAAGAATACATCTTTGACAGCTTTAAGTTGTTTCTCTGCTAAGTTAGCTGTAGCAGATACGTACAGGATAGTTGTCTCAGGGTGCTTAGTAACCCACCAAGCAACCCTATAAGCAATCATAGCACTCTTTTGATGGTCACGTGGCAACAAGACAAGTTGGTTGTCTTTAGCGTTTTCTCTGCTCCACCACGAACACAACTCCTCATGCACTGCACCCAACATACGATGTGGTGCAATGAGTTTAATAAATGTAAGAAGATCAGCTTCTGCTGCTTGTCTAACCAGTTCTTTTTCAGTCACCACTTAACCTTATCTGCCCAGTATGCTGCACTCATTTTACCCTTAGCAATGTTACTTGCATGTCGTGCTTTAAAACTTTTTTGCCGTGCTGTGGGTTCTTTATCCCCTGTTACACCTTGTTGACCAAAGCGAATAAGTTTTTCTTTGTCTCCTACTTTAGCCAACACTGCATGACTCTTAGTAGGATGGCTTGGTGTACGTTTAGGTTTATTATAACCAGAAAAAGATTCTGAGCCTTTTTTAATCATACTGTTCCTTTAAATATGTATGGTTGTTTTTTTTAGTTCTATAACTACCACAGAAGAAGCATCTTGTAGTCGTTTTAACAAAGCAGCTTTAGAAACAATCATTGTAGGGTTACCTATTTCTTCTGTTAAAGAAATTAAATAATCATCTAACGATATTGAACTACCAACTTGTTCTACATCTACAAAAGTAGTAATTTCAGGTTCTTTCCATTTTCTTGATACAATAACTTTTTCCATAATAAAATATTTCCTTTAAAAAACATTAACAAGTTGTTTATCAACAATCTATTGCGGTTTCAAATCCAACCTGATTTTTTAAGTCAGCATACAAACCTGCCATTAAATCACCACTTGGCAATGCACAATAAAAAGCATGGTGTGCGACTTCTGATGATCCAATTGTTCTAGCATCTGCTGTTGCAAATACAGATACTTGGTATTGGCATTGATCTTTGGTTGCCCAAATGTTTGTAATCCGAGCATACGCATCTGTAAAAGGTACGCCCACACTACTTGTAGATATAGATATTTTTAGTGCCATTTTAGAATCCCATTTCAGTTGTACGAATTTGACATAACCATCGAATAGTCGTTGCCTCTTGACCTGTTGCTGTTATTGTTAATGAGCCATTGGTTGTATTTGCGGTAACCGCAATATCCCACGTTGCCGCCCCTACATCAGCATAAAGGGACGTTACTGTTGGTGTACCAACAAGAACTGTAGATGCCGCATTAGCACCCCTTTTGATTACGCCTTCTATATACCAACCTTTTGTATTTCCTGCGGCGGTGACCCCTGCTACACATTCACCCCTAAAATAATATGCAGAATTAGTTGCTAAAGCAACTTGGTTAGTTGCACTAGCGGCACTTGTATTGCTTCGTAATACTGTTGCTGTTGCATCTGTTGTTTGTGCGCCAATAGCTAACATGCCTAATTGTTTTGTGCCACCACTATATGTGCCACTATTTGCCGCAAATACAGTATTACCTATAACGCTGCGAGAAGTTGAACTATCTCCATGCACAAAAGAATTAGTAGAATTAGCCGTAGAAATTACACCAGAAGCATGCGAATATGTTCCTGACGCTGTGTTTAATACACCCCCAATTATTGTTGCACCAAAACCTGATGATGTATTGCTATAGCCTCCAATAATAGTAGAGCCAAAGCCAGTTGCTGAATTGGTATGTCCACCAATGGAAGTTTGAAATTGATTTAAATAAGTGCTACCCCCAGCAATTCGTACCCAATTAGAATATGACGGCCCTGTCCCAGCCAAAGTGTTTTGTAAGATATAACAATAAGTAACTTCTGAAGCTGCCCCTAAAACTGCGGCATTAAGATATGGCACACTTCCATCATTGATTTGCACTAATTGTGTACTACTACCATACTTGTCATTTTTTATAATTATTGTTTTGCCTTGTGCTGGATTAGGTGGCAAGGTAACTTGAATGGTTGTTGTTGAACCACCTGTTGCAAAATATTGCACAGGCGCACAATCATTTGCTAAAGCAATGTTAGTTGTTCCAGCACCTGCTTTACTAAAGTCCCACCATTGCACAGCGGGAGTTTGCGTGGATGGAAAACCTACAAACATTAGTAATCTCCACCAACTACATTTATTGAATAACCAGCCGCTACCGCAGTTCCAAATGTGTAATAAATCTTATACCCTGCTGGCAAAGATACATTTATTGGAAGAATTACATCGGGCAATTCTGCCGTTTGTGAAGCAGTTGTTGCCGCCAATGTTCTTTCAAAAAACAATGTATTGTTAGCCGCTGTTCCAGTTGTTGAACCATTGTTAAGCCAAACACGCATAACTGTTGCTACGTTTGTACCTAATGCTCGTACACGGATAAAGTCAACCCTAGAGCCATTTGTTGCTTCGGCAGTAAAACCTGAATTGTAGTTAGTTCCCGCAGTTAAATCGGTGGTTGTGTTTGCAGTAACTGCGCCTGTATTTACCCATGTTATTTTTGGAACTAAAGGAAAAACTGGTGATGTATTTTGTGCCATTTAAAAGCCCCCAAATAATTGTGCTTGCATTTTAGTAATAGGAAGTGATGACCCACCACCACTTGCAGTTGAGGCAATAGTAATGCCACCTGCTGTATTTGTAATTGTAATGTTGCTACCAGCAGTTAAATTAGCATAAGAAAAATTTATGCCATTACCAATTAACAACTGACCATTACTAGGTGCTCCACCTGACGGAAAAGGATTATTTACTGCCATTCTTGTATACCTAAGTTAGATGCTGCACTAGAAGCAACAGCATTAATTGCTGCTGTTGTAAAACAATACTCATCCATATTAAATGTGCCTCCGGGATATAATGTAATTCCACTATTAAGCACTGCTGCTACACCTAATCCTAAACTAATGTTTGCCGAACTTGTATTTATTAAAACTAAACCTTTTCTACTTGCATTAGCTGCTAAAATTTGAGAAGATGTTATACCTACACTTGCCGCAGATGGATTATTAGAAGTTAAATTATTTTTGGTACTAACTGTGCCAGATACAGGTTGTGTTGCAGGAAAGTTAGTAACAGTTACATCACTACCTACTGCTCCACTACTTCCAGTTTGTTTAATCCATGATAATGTATTTGTATCCCAAATATATTGGGCTACATGTAAATTATTATTACTTATACTTACTGGGTCGTTACTTCCTGTAACGCTGTCTTTACCAAAAAGACTAACGCTCATTTCTTTTTAGCTGTCTTAGCAGCTTGTTTAAATTGTTTAGATGTAGGAGCACCTTTACTACCTACTTTACGCATCTTTTCACCACTACCTTCTTTGATGCGTTTACGTTTTTTATGAATGTTTTCGTATAAGCCAGCCATTATTTCATCTTCCCTGTTTTAGTGCGTGAAAAGCT